ATCAAGCAGCGAATGGACAAAAAATAAAAAATGACAATATGAATAGTGAGAATTTTTATAGATTTTTATTAGCTTTTTATAAAAATGCTTATGAAGTGATGAGGGCAGGAGCAGGATTTTATATATTTCATGCTGATTCTGAAACAAGGGCATTTCGTGGAGCATTAACAGAAGCAGGATTTAAAATTTCTCAATGTCTAATTTGGGTTAAAAATCAGTTTATCCTTTCTAGACAAGATTACAATTGGAAGCACGAACCTTGCTTATATGGTTGGAAAGAGGGGGTAAAACACTTTTTTATAAGAAATTTTACTCAGGATACAATCCAAGAAATTTACTCAAAAACCGAAAATATGTCAAAGAAAGAATTACAGGAAACTTTAAAAAATATTTTAGAAGAGTATACAACAATTATTAGAGAGAACAAGCCTTTAAAAAATGATATTCATCCAACAATGAAACCAATAAGGCTTATATCAAAACTAATACATAATTCAAGCAAAGAAAATTGGAATGTTTTAGATTTATTTGGTGGCTCTGGAAGTACACTAATAGCTGCTGAACAGCTAAAAAGAAAAGCGTTTTTAATGGAATTTGATGAAAAGTATGCTGATGTAATTGTTAAGAGATATGCTGAAATGGGCAAAGAAGATATAAAACTTTTAAGAAATGGAAAAACTTATAACTGGAATCAAATTAAAAGTGAACTCTATGCTGGTGATGTAACATGAAAAAAGAAACATTTTCAAATGAACAACTAACTGTATTGGAGATTTATATTGAACTTGAATTAACTAAGTTTAGCAACAAAAAGAAAGATTTATATTCTGAAATTCAAAAAAGAACCAAACATAATCTAAATACAATTACAAGTTGGATTAGAAGATATTTAGAAAAATATAAGAAAATCAGAGAAGAACTACAAGAAGAAAAAAATGCAAGGATATGCAACTTTGAGGGGTTGACAGAAAAGCAATCAAAATACATTATGTTTAGAATGTGTGGATTTGGAAAAAAAGAAGCAAAAACAAAAGCAGGATATAGTGAGAAGACAAAAGTTGCTAATATTGAAAAAAATCCAAAAGTTGCTAACAAATTAATAGAATTAAGAGAAGATTTATTCAGTGATGTAAGATACGGAGTAATGGCTAATCTTAATGCTTTAGCAACAATCAGAGAAAGAGGAATTAATGGAGTTGATATTGTAGAGTACACAGATGCCTCAACACCTGATGGACACGAGATAACTAAGACTGTTACTAAGCAGTATCAATATGTAGCAGCAGTAGCTGCAGCCAAGACTATCAATGACATACTTGGCTATAAGGTTAGCGATGAGTTGAAGATAGAAGAAGCAAAGAAAAAAGAAAAAGAAGGTCAGCTTGTTCTTATAGAATAAGGTACTGTCAGAGAAAAAGTTAGTTAGAGGGTCCAGGAGGCTCGAACTCTGTCAAATTTTGAAAAATTTTCAACCTTGCCAAAAATATTTTGACATACATGAAAGGAGAAAAAAATGCAGGAGATATTAGCAACTGAAAATAGATTGGCTAAAATCTTTCAATTTTCAGAAAGAAAAGTTAGAGAGTATTTTAAAGCTGCAAGAGTATCACCTGGAAAATATAATTTTATCCAAGCAGTTGAAATATTTGTTGAGAAAAATTCTGGAAAAGATGAAGCAGCTGAATTAAAAAGAGCTGAAAAAGATTTAAAGGAATTTAAGTTAAAAATCTTAAAAAAAGAGTATCACTCTGAAAAAGATGTAGTAAGAATTGTGTCTGATATGAATTATAGGATTAAATCTAAATTGATAACAATTCCTAAAAAAGTAAGTATTTTAATTTTAAATAAAAGCAATCAACTAGAAATTGAAAAAATTTTGAAAGATGAAATAAATAGTGCTTTGGAAGAATTAACTGAATATAGTTATCAAGAAGAGATAGGAGAAGTAGATGGTTAGTTCTCACACTAAAAAGTTAATAGAAAATATTGTAAAAGAAGTTCTAGCACCAGCAGAAGATTTAACAGTTGCTGAATGGGCTGATAAATATAGAATTTTATCAAGAGAAAGTGCAGCAGAAGCTGGTAAATGGGATACAAATAGAACTCCATATATGAAAGAAATTTTGATGTGTATTACAGACATAGAAACAAAAAAAATAACTATGATGTGCTCTGCACAAATAGGAAAAACAGAAATGTTGCTTAATGTATTAGGAAGATATATGCATCTTGATCCTTGTCCTATTTTGTTTGTTCAACCAACAGTAGATGATGCAAAATCATTTTCTAAAGAAAGAGTTGAACCAATGATTAGAGATACTACAATCTTAAAAAAATTAATAAGTAAAACGAATAGAAGAGAAGAAGGTACTGTCCAGGAAAAAATGTTTCCAGGTGGTTATGTAAGATTTGTTGGAGCTAATTCACCATCAGGATTAGCAAGTAGACCAATACGAATAACTTTACTTGATGAAATAGATAGATTTCCACTTTCAGCAAGAAAAGAAGGAGATCCTGTAAAACTTGCAGAACGGAGAACAAATAACTTTTATGACAGTAAAAATATAAGAGTATCCACTCCAACAGATGATGCAACTTCTAAAATTCAATTATTATATTTAGCAAGTTCGCAAGAAGAATGGTGTTTACCTTGTCCATTTTGTGGAGAATATCAACCATTAGATTTTGAACAAATGAAATATTTGGATTTGGAAGAGCCTGAACTTGAATGTAAATTCTGTGGACATAGCTCACAAGAAAAAGAATGGAAAAGTAAAAGACAACTTAATGGAAAATGGATAGCAAAATTTCCAGTTGAAAAAGAACATAGAGGATTTCATTTAAATGCTTTAGCTTCTCCTTGGGTAACTTGGAAAGAAATTGTTAAAGAATTTCTTGAAGTAAAAGATGATGATTTTCAATACAGAACTTTTATGAATACTGTATTGGGAAAAACATTCTCAGTTAATTTGGAAGCTGCAATGGATTATGAGGCTATCTATGAAACAAGAGAAGATTATGGAGCTGAACTACATGATGATGTGGTTATATTAACAGCAGGTGTCGATGTTCAAGATAACAGACTTGAAGTTGAAGTAGTTGGTTGGGGTTATGAATATGAAAGTTATGGAATAATGTACAGGGATTTTCCAGGAAATCCTGGAAAAGAAGAGGTCTGGCAACAACTAGATACATTTTTAAAAAAGAAATTTTACTTTAAAAATAAAAAATATTTAATGATTGCTGCAACTCTTATAGACTCTGGTGGACACCATACTGGAAGTGTTTATAAATATGTTTATAAAAAAGAAAAAAGAGGAATTTATGCAATTAAAGGTCAAGGAGCTTGGGGAGTTAATATTCTAAATGGATTTAGAAAAACAACAAAAAAAGGTGCTCCACAAATTAATTTGCTTAGTTTAGGGGTTAATGCTTTAAAAGATTTGACATATTCTAGACTTTCAATTTTAGAAGGAGCAGGAAAGTGTCATTTTCCAAAAGCAAGTACACAAGGTTATGGAATAGATTATTTCAAAGGTTTAACTTCTGAAGTAAAAGTAAAAAAATCTACTCCAAGAGGTATGAAAATAGCTTGGGAAATACTTGATGGAAGAAGAAATGAACCACTAGATTTAAGAAATTACAATACAGCTGCAATTGAGTTAATTCCAATAGATTTACATGATAAAAAATACAATAGAAAAGGAGCAAGAAAATGAGTTTTACAGTAGAACAATGTCAAGCACATTTAGATGCTTGGTTAGAAGCTGACTTAGCTGTTTCAAAAGGACAAAGTTATACAATTGGGAAAAGGGTACTTACAAGAGTTAATGCAACAGAAATTGCAAAAAATATAAGAATTTGGGAAGACAGATTACAACAAGCAAAAAGAAAAAGTTCAGGACCTAGGACAATTCAAATAATTCCAAGATAGGAGGAAATATGAATATTTTAGATAAACTAATTGGCTATATTAGTCCTAGAAATGGTATTAATAGGCTAAAAGATAGAAAAATATACAATCTTGCAAAGATAGAGCAAGGTTATTCAAATAAAGATGATCCTGTTTTAGAAAATTGGAGAGTTTCCCCAAATAGTCCTGATGAAGATATTTTATATAGTCTTGATGATTTGAGAGCAAAATCAAGAAATTTGTATATGAACAATGATCTTGCTGGGGCTGCTCTAAAAAAGATGAGAACAAAAACTGTTGGAAGTGGATTACTTCCTAAACCAACAATAAATTATACATATCTAGGTATAGATAGAGAAAAAGCAAAAGAATTAGAAAGAATTATAAAAAATAAGTTTAATGCTTGGGCTTTATCACCAAATTCAGATGCAAGTAGAATGTTTAGTTTTTATGGATTACAATCTTTACTTCAATTAAGTTGGGTAATGAATGGAGATGCCTTTGCAATTCCATTAAGAAAAAAAAGAAAAGGTGTTGACATAGAATTATGTGTGCAATTACTTGAGGCTGATAGAGTTATGAATCCTCCTGGTGCAAATCTTCAAACAAGAGCTGGAGTAGAATTTGATGAAAATGGAGAACTAAAAAATTATTATATAGCTACTTCTCATCCAGCAGATACTTTAAATTATTCTATAAAGATGGATTGCTAATTGATTATGGAAAAGAGTTAGAAATTGAAAGAACCACAGGAGAATATATTGGAGTTGTAAC